TCGACAGAATTTTGCAAGTCCGTTCAATTTCTTGAGCAATATCATCGTGGAATTTTAAGGCTTTATATTAACTACGCGCATGATTTTCGCGCTAAATAATTAGGGGGAAGTAATGGGAATCAACGATCTAAACGATCTGGAGCGCGGTGAGTATGACTGTGTTCTAGGTTATCCAGCCCTAGACGGGCAATCAGAGGCTTACTATTTTGGTTATGGTGAGCAGTATGCAAAAGAACAGACCATAGGAGGTCAATAAATGAAATCAAGCGAATCAATCAATGAGTTAGCCAGCGCGCTATGTAACGCGCAGGGTCAAATGGGGGGTGCTGTTAAGGACAGTGCTAACCCTTTCTTTAAATCAAGCTATGCCGATCTAACATCCGTTATTAAGGCGATCAAGCAACCCTTTGCTGATAACGGCCTAAGCTATACCCAGTTCCCAGTTAGTAGCGAAAATGGCGTTGGCGTATCTACTCGCCTGATGCACGTATCTGGGCAATGGCTAGAGATGGAATACACCCTGCCAACGGTAAAGAAAGACCCACAGGCTTCAGGGTCAGCTATTTCTTACGCAAGACGCTATGCCTTGCAATCTATCGCTGGAATTCCAACGGCAGAGGATGACGCAGAATCTGCAATGCTTAGGACGGGAAAGACCGAGGAACAATTAGCCGCTGAAGCATATCAGGACTCTATTATCGACCTGATGCCAAGCGTTAAGGCAATAAAAGACGGTATAGCTACTGGCGACCTTTCTACAGCAAGCGAGTCATGGCAAGAATTAACCGACGTAGAAAAGCAGTTGCTGTGGAAGGCTCCCAGTAAGGGTGGAGTATTCACAACAAGGGAACGCGAGACAATGAAGACAACAGAATTTAGACAAGCCTAAGGAGGCGACAACATGAAAGTAGGACTATCAGTAAGAATCGACGTTACGAAGATAGATAAAGCGCGGCTGTATAAAGGGGCCAAGGGTACGTATCTTGACCTAACAACCTTTGTTGATACTGCCGTAGCAGATCAATATGACAACAATGGCTTTGTAAGTCAGACCCTTGACAAAGAAGAAAGAGAGGGTGGCATAAAAACGCCGATTCTCGGCAATGTTAAGGTTTTCTACACTGACTCAGGGTCGCCAGCAGGTTCATCAGGACAGGGAAGCACGGCCAAAGAGTCTGCTAGAGTAGATGATCTTGATGAAGATATACCTTTTTAGCATAAAAAAGCCCCCTAGAGCATCACTGCTTTCGGGGGCAAACCATAGGAGGTTGTCAGCCGGGGGAGCCGACTTTTTTAATATAACACAAGGTTTAAACAACATGAAATTAATTAACGCGGGCAAGTGCCTGATCGAAGCCCAAAAAATAAACGGCATTAACAGCCGAAAGCTTGCAACTATGGCTAACACCACCCCTCAGCAGGTATTGCGATGGAGAAAAAGCAAGAACCTAAAGATTCATACAATCCAGACTTTGTCCTTGGTTTTAGGCATAACGGTGGCAGAGTTTATAACTTTAAGTTCTAATTAAAATACACTTTTTGGTTTAGATTGGAGGCCAAATAAATTAAACTCCAGTAAGTATTCGGGCTAGAGGCTGACGAACTCTTTTAATTAAACGTCAGAGCGTGGTTGACCCTCCAGTGCATAGCCCCCTGAGCAGATCGGTTTCTGTTAAGGGATAGATTAGAGATTCGATACGAATGCGAATTAACCGCAGAGTTGCTTTGGCCCTTTGTTCTTGAATTTACTATTTCAATAGTAAAAGGGTTAAAACATCTTAAATAAAGTGTTTCTAAAAGTAACAAAAGAAAATTATAAGAAACATATTTAATAACTTTGACGGGCGACGCTTGCGGAGCCATAGGAGATAGAATGAAGACTAGATTAAGTGAGATGACTGAACAGGCCAAAAAGTACCACAGCAATCATCCAGAGGTTTGGGATAAGTTTTGTGAGTTTAGTTTTGACAGAATATGCAAGGGGTACAGCAACTATTCTGCAAAAGCTATATTTGAGCGCATACGCTGGGATTTGTCGGGTATCGGTGCTGACGGACTTACAGAGTTTAAGATTGGCAACAACTATCCAGCAATATATTCCCGTTGGTTTATGGAGCAATACCCAGAGCATCAGGGTTTTTTTAGAACCCGTGTACAAAAAAGCGCTGTTATGCCAGCCACAGGGATGGAAGCCAAACCATCTATGGTGACTTAAATGCTATTAGATAACGGTGAAAACTGGGAGCCATCAGAACAGATGGTCAAAAAGTGGAAGGAATCATTCAAAGGCACCAAGGTAGACGTTGACCGGGAGCTGGTGAAGATGGATTTATGGTGCGACGCTAACCCACGAAAGCGCAAAACCCCAAAAGGGATTCAGGGTTTTTGCACTCGCTGGCTTAACGGCGCTGAAGAAAAAGGCGGGCATTCCATAGAGTTGCAAAAGGCTCAGGAAGACGAGTTTAGGGCCAGACTGTTACGCCGCAAATCAAGTCTTAGGAATAAAACAATCGAAGAGCAGATGACCGATGTGACGTGGCTGGATGGCGACGCCCAGCTAATGATGAAACAGTATTACTTAAACAAAGTAGGTTTTTACTACGACGGGGAAATTAACTATGTCAGTCAGAAATAAGCCAAGAAACAAACCAAGACAGGTTGAATTTAAGGGCACCCATCCTTTTTTCCAGAATGGAAAATCTTATACGTACAAGCAGTACAGCGACTGGACAATTGCCAACTGTATGGACGGGGGTGTTCTGCGGGCAACGATCAAGGGAAGGCTTTATGGTGAGCCTTTTTGCACTGTAAGGCATCTATCTCCCAAGCGTCAGTTTACGTTTGAAGCTGGCAAGGTTAACACCCCAAAAGCTAGGCGCTGGAGAATATCAAATCAACCAATGCTAGGGTCTAAGATAGAGCGCGTGTCTATGGAGTGGCTGAAGAAGCCTCCGTTAAGCATAGATCACAGCTATGACAGGAAAGGGTGGAAGTATTGAAAATGACACAGGGCGACCATGTAAGAATTAACAACAAGCGGGAGGTAGAGGCAAAACTCCCGTTTATTTTAAAGCGCATTGAATCTTGGGATTTTGATAACCCTTTGGTAATCAAGATGGATAAGTATGAAAGCCCCAGAAGTCTAAGCCAAAACGCTATGTCACATATATGGTACAGGGAGATATCCGACGCTATGGCAGACAAGGGCCACAAGGTAGACCATGAAGAACCTGCCGAGGTTTGGAAGCTGTGGTTAAAAAAGCGGTTTCTGGGTACTACTTGTTACTCTATTGGTAACCAGCACATCCCAGAGCAAGTAAAAAGCACCAGCAAGCTAACGAAAGGCGAATTTGTGCACTTTCTTGATAACGTCTATCATTGGGCTATTAAGCAGGGGATTCGGTTATCAATACCCGCAGAAAGCGAGTATGCCGAATTGAAAGCCCAGCAGGAGCGGTAATGTCAAAGATAGACCCAAGAGTATTGAAGCAATTTGCAAAAACTGATAGGCATCATCAGGTTTTAGATGCAGTTATTGAATTAGGCTCTAACAATAAAGCGGCAAAGAAGCTGGGGTGCGGAAGGCGAACTGTTGACATCATGCTGAAGCGGCTAGAGGCGTCCGCATCAAAGTCAGGCGTAGCACCGCATAGAGATTTAGTCCATCAGACCGCAGAAGGGTTTGAGGCAAAGAGAATTTCAACCGCCTACAAAGAAGATGGCTCAGTCGCCCTACAGTGGGTTATTCAAGAGCCAGAAAAAATAAGTATGCAACAGCGCTTGGATGCTATGTTGGAAGGTTTAAAAGACGACCTGTCGGGGTTTAAGGTAAAGACCAAGCCGCCCGAAAAAGTCGAAAAAGACCACCTAGCAATGTACCTTATAGGTGACCACCACTTTGGTATGCTGGCAGACAGCGAGTCAAAAGTAGATGACGACGACTGGGATGTTAAAATAGCAACCCAAGTTCTCACAGATGCAACCAGCCGACTGGCTAAGCGGGTTGGAAACGCAGAGGTCGGCGTTCTGGTAAACGTAGGTGATTTTTTCCATGCTGATTCCAGCTCGAATACAACCACCAAGGGAACCCCGGTGGACGTAGACACAAGGATCGGAAAGACCTTTAAGCTGGCGGGAAGGCTTTTTCAGGTTCTGATAGACAAGATGTTGGAGACGCACAAAAAGGTTGTTGTAATCAATGTAAGGGGAAACCATGACTACGATATGGCTTGCCATCTTTCAAGTTGCCTAGAGTTGCTTTACAGCAAAGAGCCGCGAATAGAGGTTCTGCAAAACTACTCAAAGTTTATCAGCTACCAGTGGCACAACAATTTATTTGTTTACCATCACGGCGACAGGATCAAGCATGAGCAGATTCTACAGGTTGTCATTAAAAACCTAGACGACCAGTGGGCGCAGAGCAAAAACAGATACTGTCACTTAGGGCATATACACCACCACGTCGCCAGAGAAGTTGGCTCTATGCACTTTGAACACTGGGGAAGCCTGACAGCCACAGACCAATGGCACTCGGACTCAGGCTACGGTGCTGAACGTTCTATGACGGCTATTGTTTATCATAAAGATACCGGCGAGGATTCGCGGGTTAAAATAAAGGTGGCAGAGTGAGTAAAATCATTGATTTTCCGGGAAAAAAAATACGTCTCACAAGGGCATATTGCGAATGCGGTAGCGCTTTGCAGTATTGGATTGGTTCTGATGACGCTAGCTATGGTATGTGTTCTCGGTGCAATTTGGGTCATTCTGACGAAATTGATATACACGACGATGAGGTGGTTGAACATTGAGCGCATTAAAAAAGCAAGAAGGCGGCGATCATTACAAGCTAGTAATCCAGCCGATAGAATATATCACTTTAAACAATCTAAGTTTTATAGATGGTTGCATCGTAAAATATGCAACGAGGCACCGTAGCAAAAACGGGGCAGAAGATATAAGAAAAATAATACACTATTGCGAACTATTACTGGAACTAGAATATGCCGAAGAGGAAGAAATCTACAGTCGCTCAGGAAGTGGAGAAATCCGCAAAGTTACTGCAAAGATTAGTTAGGCTAAAAGCATCAGACGATCACGGGTACTGCCAGTGCGTCACCTGCGGCAAGATAGACCATTACAAGGCCATGCAGGGCGGTCACTTTATCCCTAGAGGGAGGACGGTATTTAAGCTATTCGAGGAAAACATCCACCCCCAATGCCCTAGCTGTAACCTTTGGGGCATGAAGCAGGCGCACTATGTCCTACGCTACAGGCAGTGGATGGTTGATACCTACGGTGAGCGCAGGGTTAAGGCAATGGAGCGTCTGGCTTGGAGGGCATCACCTAAGTTTAACCGAGAGGAAGTTATCCAGTTTGCCAGAGACCTAAAAGAGCAGATAAAAGAGCAAGAGTGGCGCATAGGCGAGATTTAATTTTCGAGCTATATACTAAAAAGTTATAAGCAGTGTGTTTTTATTCCATAATATTATATACAAAAGGGTTTACTTTGGGGGGGTAAATAGTATTTAATACGCCTACATTCAAAAAACTAATGGGAACAAAATGAAACTAACAATGAAAAAAGTTAATAATGCAATACAAGAGATCGAGGCTGGCTGGGAGTTAGTCAAAGGTGATGGCTACTTTTACTGGGTACACCCTACCGATATGTCCTACCTCGATTTAGCTACTGTAGGCGTTTACAAACTTAACGATTTTACTTTAAATCGCTGGATAGAAGAGTTTATTAGCCGCGAACCATCTTACGGGACTTTAGCTTGGTATGATCAGGAGGTGGCTTGATGATTAACCATACGTACAAAATCAGTCAAGTTAGCAACGATATAGCAGAAAGAAACGCAAGGGCGGCTAAATACTTAGCAGAAAAAAGGTTTGATAAGGCGCAGGCCAGTATTAGAGTTAAAGAGGTTTTGCTTTTTAATGGCATGATTCTGGGATTAATGCTTGTTGGGTATGTCGGGGGCCAGCTATGAAAGAATCCATGAAAGATTTTAAAGATAAATTGCGCTATTTGCTTGAAGAGTATCGAGTAGAGTATAGAGACTTCAGTTGCGACATTATCGACTATACCGACGCGCACAAGGACGAGATTTGCTATTATTTTCTGATGAACATGGAAACATGGCACGATGACATATTGCCCCTGTGCGTTGTTGATAGATTTGAATTTATAAGAGAGCTGTATACTAACTCTATGGGGCAGAGTATTTCGCATTATCTGAGAGAGGCGATCTACCTGTCGCTAGAAAATACCCTGCGAGATATTGTTGAGGATATTTACTACGAACTGTACCCGGCAAAGCCTGAGCCTTTCCCCGGTTACGAGAGGGGCCAATAATGAATCACAGCGGAAAAGATTTAAAAGCGCACTGGGAGAAACTGATTAACAATCACCCGGCAATCGAAAAAGAAAACGAGCCGCAAGAATTTAGCCAAGACCTGAGCAGTGCATTTGAAAAGGCATTTGATAATTGGGCTTCAGGTATAACCGATGATGGAGATGACAATGGATAGCGTAGACAAAGCGATAAAAGAAGCTAACGATCTGGCAGATAGACTGATTGAGGAATCGCAAGAGGTAAAGAAAGACCTGCGGGCGTGGCATAAAAAGCCATGCAATATAAGCAACGGTCAGGCAGTCATGCTGGCAATGGTTGCTGTAATACTAATTTTGATTTTGTAATCCCCCTAAGGCCGAGGTTACTTTGACCTTTTGACCCGGACTTGTCCACCGGGGAGCCGAAACGGACAAACTGAGTTCTCTGGGGTTGTTTAATATCGTTGCAACCCCCCTCCCCCCCTTAGTTGGTTCCGAGACTGGCTAGGGGTTTTTTATGCCTGAAAGTCATTCCGAAAATAGCAACAATTCATTAGAGGTTAGATTTGCGCTGGGTTAGTATGCCCGCCCACTAACTAACCGAGAAAAAAAGATGATTATTTACATGATTGTGTTTGTGCTTTTATCGCTAACCGCTATCGCAAAGCAAGACCTTTGATTTATTAGCATTTGCGTTTACAATAAGAAAAATTAGAGACTCCAAAGGTGGGTTGAAGATGGGTAAATTTGATTTAACGGGTCGTCTGGAAGATTGCTTGATCCATTCTTTGCACGATTACATGGACGAGATAGACAATATCATATTCTCTGCGCTTGAAGAGGGCGCGTCTATCCACCAGATGAAAACCGCCATGCTGGAATGGGCTGATTCTGTTGACAGCGCTATAACCGATGCAGAACTTGCCGACAAGCTATACTTGGCACAAAGAAGGGAAGCGCTAGAGTTTATAAATTCTGATGATAAATTTGGAACCGAATCTTAATGCTGAAAATCAACTATAGAAACACCGGGGAATTAATACCATATATAAACAATTCAAGAACCCATAGCGAGTCGCAGATACAGCAGGTAGCGGCAAGCATTAAGGAATTTGGATTTACCAACCCAATCTTGATAGATGAAGGGAATGGCATTATAGCGGGGCATGGGCGGCTTATGGCGGCTCAAAAGCTAGGATTAGATGAAGTGCCTACCATTATGCTGGAAGGGCTTACAGAGGCTCAGAGGAAGGCATACGTTATAGCTGACAACCAATTAGCTATGAATGCCGACTGGGACTTAGATGCGCTAAAGGTAGAGGTAGAGCGTTTGACTGAGTTAGACTTTGACATTGACCTGCTAGGCTTTGATGACGATATGCTTGCAGGGCTTATGGAAGAAGAGCCAGCCGAGGGATTGACCGATGAGGACGAGGTTCCTGAGCTTGAGGATGACCCTGTAACTGTTGAGGGTGATGTCTGGATATTGGGCAACCACCGATTGATGTGCGGGGACTCTACCAGTATTGATGCTGTTGATAAGCTGATGGCTGGCAATAAGGCTGACATGGTGTTTACTGATCCTCCTTATGGTGATAACCATGCCGGAATGACTTGGAAAGATGGGACAGTTTCAGCAAAAGAAAAAATAAAAAATGATTCAGATATTTCTTATTTAAAAGAAGTTTGCTCAAACGGTGTTGCCATTGCAAAAAAAGAAGCTCCTAAAATGGTTTTTTTTAAGTGGTCACATTATTCCGAAGTAGAAAGCCTTTTTGAAGGTTTTGGACGGCCAAGCTCTTGTTGTGTTTGGGATAGAGACGAAATTGCCGCCGCTTGTTTTTCTTTCAACCCTTCACATGAGTTTTGTTTTTTCTGGGGAAGTTTGTCGGTAAAACATAATAAGTCTAATCTAAGAAACGTCTGGAGATGCAAAAAAGAAAAAAACAGTAAGAAAATGCACCCAACAGTTAAGCCTGTTGAAATAGTTTCTGACGCAATTGATGTAGCTTGCGTAAGGCATGGAATTGTTGTTGATTTTTTTGGAGGAAGCGGAAGCACTTTAATTGCTTGCGAAACAATTGGCAGGAAATCAAGGCTGATGGAACTAGACCCAAAATATTGCGATGTAATTATAAAGCGGTGGCAGGACTTTACTGGGCAAGAAGCCGTAATGGAATCAACAGGCGATAAGTTTAACGATATGTATATCAACGGACGCAAGGCTGACTTTGCGGACGCTAATCTAGGCGAGTTAAAGGCGGTACAATGAAGATAGGCAATCAAGGCGATGGCGGCGGTAGACCAGTAATCGAGTTCACGCCAGAGCAGATAACCCAGCTAGAGGCATTAGCGGCTGTACTTACAAAAGGCCAGATCGCTGATTACTTCAGCATTTCCGAAACAACCTTGCGGGCTATTGAAGAAAGACAACCCGAGGTTTCTGACGCTTATAAAAAGGGTAGGGCTAAACAGTACGCTAGCATGGGTTCTAACCTTATACAATTAGCCAAATCGGGTAATGTAGCGGCTAATATTTTCTACCTTAAAACCCAAGCTGGCTGGAAGGAATCAGAGCCAGAGGCGCAAGAGATACCGGCAATCAATATAACAGTTCACCCCGATGCAGTTAACGCTTCCGCAAAGTAGGATATTTTTAAGCGTCTCGCGGTTTATTGCTTGCGTTGCTGGCAGGAGATTTGGCAAGACCTTTCTGGCGACCGGCTCTTTACTAAGGGCGGCCATCGGCGGCCCTAACCGTAACGTCTGGTATATTGCCCCGACATACGGTGCCGCTAAGGAAATCTGCTGGAATATGCTTATCTCACAGCTTCCTCCAGAGTACGTCCAGAAGACAAACGAAACTTCCTTAACCATTAGGCTAATAAACGGCTCTACTATTGCCCTAAAAGGAGCAGAGAAGCCAAACAACCTCCGAGGCAGGGCGCTTGATCATGTTGTGCTGGACGAGTTTGCAGATATGCGCCCAGAGACTTGGTATGAGGTAATCAGGCCATCATTGTCTGATAGACAGGGTTCAGCGTTATTTATTGGAACACCTAAAGGCAGGAATCACTTTTACGATCTCTGGGCTTCAGGTTTAAACGGCGCGACAGATTGGGAGTCATTCCAATATACAACCCTTCAAGGCGGCAATGTCCCACAGGAAGAGATCGACGCGGCCAGATCCGACCTAGACGAGAGAACTTTTAATCAGGAATACTGTGCTGAGTTTGTGACCTATGCGGGATTGATCTACTACGGGTTCAGCAGGGAGTTATCCGTCATTGATTATAAAAGCGATGATGGTACACTGCACATTGGGATGGATTTTAATCTTGACCCCATGTCTGCCGTAATCTGCATTCGTAAAGGCGGGACGCTGTATGCAGTTGACGAGATAGTCAT